TAAAGCTGCTGTTAGGCCTATTGAGGGTATTGTTAGAAAAGCTGGTAAAGTTATAGACAAAAATGTTTTACAGCCTGTTAAAGAAGCTGGAGAAGAAATAGGAGAAACTTTAGAGCCTATTGTAGAAACAGTTAAAGAAGCGGGAAGCACTATAGATGACACTATTTTACAACCTGTTAAAGAAACAGTTGAGGCAGGTGCTAGTGTTGCAGGTGATGTACTAAGCGTTGTTGACGATGAGGTTATACAACCAGTTATACAAGGAGTAGAAGAAGGCGCTAGTGTTGCAGGAGATGTACTGTCAGCAGCAGACACAGTAGTTAGAGACGCTGCTAGTGCGTTTGACGATGCTGTTATACAGCCTGCTGGCGATGCTTTGTCAGCTTTAGACACAGCAATTAGGCAGGCACTGCCCGACATAAACGGGCCTGACATAGATTTACCAGATATAAACTTACCAGATTTCAACCTGCCTAGCTTTACGCTGGGTAACATGGGTGACATGGGTATGATGATGGGCTTAATGACACCACAAGCAAATGCTACAACTAACAAATTATTTGAAAATGAACTATTTAAATTTAAAACAGAAGTAGGCATTACTGACAGGGAAGAACTTATAGACATTGAAGATTTCTTGACTTCCTCCTTTTCTTCTTCTTTTGATCAACAACAAAGGTTTTAACAATGACATACTTACAGCTAGTTAATAGTGTACTCCGTAGACTTAGAGAAGAAGAAGTATCGAGTGTCTCTCAAAACAGTTACTCTAAACTTGTAGGTGAGTTTGTTAATGATGCTAAAAGGACTGTAGAGGACTCTTACGACTGGACGGCCTTACGCACTACCTTGACTGTCTCAACAACAGCAGACACCTTTAACTACGTCCTAACAGGCTCTCAGAATCGTATGAAGCTCTTAGATGTCATTAACGACACCTCAGACTTCTTTATGCAGTACCGTCCTTCACGTTGGATGGACAATGCTTTCTTGATCGAGACACCCCCTATTGGTTCACCACAGTTTTACAGCTTCAACGGTGTAGATGCTAACGGCGACAACGCTGTTGATGTCTACCCTAAGCCTAGCGGTGTGTTCCAGCTACGTTTTAACGTGGTTCTACGTACATCGGACTTTACTCAAGACACTGACAACATGACTATCCCCTCCTCTGCTGTGGTACAACTAGCTACAGCATTAGGCGCTAGAGAGCGTGGAGAAACTGGTGGCACAAGCGCAGCAGAGTTGTTTGGTCTAGCCGACAGAACACTTGCTGATGCTATTGCTATTGATGCTTCACAACACCCTGAAGAAACTATCTGGTACTCTTAAATGGCACAACAACTACAGAACATTACAGTAGCAGCGCCGGGATTTTTTGGGTTAAACACTCAAGAGTCACCTATTGGTCTTGATCCTTCCTATGCCTCTATTGCTGACAATTGTATTATTGATAAGCTAGGCCGTATTGCTGCACGTAAAGGCTACAACAACATTACAACCAACGGTGCAGCAGTCCTAGGCACTAGCCGTGGTGTTGAGGTTATCTTTGAGTTTGTTAGTAGAGCGAACACAACTGTTGTATTTACCTGCGGCAACAACAAGATATTTACAGGGACTACTACACTTGCTGAAGTAACTCTACCTGCTGGTTATACTATCAGCGACAACAACTGGAAAGTAGTGTCATTTAACAATGATGTATACTTCTTCCAGAGTGGTCATGCACCTTTAGAAAGCGTAGCAGGATCAACAACGCTTACTCTATTGCCTTCTTCTGGTGTGAACATACCACCTCAAGGCAATGAAGTCTTAGCTGCCTTTGGTAGGATTTGGGCTTGTGACGTAGCCGATAACAAGTACGTAGTATACTGGAGTTCTTTACTGGCGGGTAATGACTGGCACGGTGGCTCTTCAGGTTCTGTAGATTTAACAAGTGTATGGCCTACAGGTTTTGACGAAGTTGTGTCGCTTGCAGAGCATAACGGCTTCCTGATTATCTTTGGTAAGAAGAGCATCATCATCTACACAGGCGCTGAGAGTCCTTCTTCTGATCTAAAGCTACACGACACTATTGAAGGTGTTGGTTGTGTTGCTAGAGACTCTGTGCAGTCTACAGGTAGTGATCTGTTCTTCTTGTCTAGTCGTGGTGTTATGTCACTAGGCCGTGTTGTTCAAGAGAAGTCTTTACCTCTGAACGACATAAGCAAGAATGTACGATCTGACTTGTTGCAAACACTGGCGCAGGAGACTCACGCTAACGGTCACAGAGAAGCTATTAAGTCCATCTACAGCCCGATAGACGCTTTCTATTTGATAACCTTCCCTGACAGCTCTCTAGTCTATTGTTTTGATCTTAGACAGGCTTTAGAGAACGGAGCATATCGTGCAACAACATGGACTGCTATTAAACCTATTTCTTTCTCTATCTTTGCTGATGATCAACTCTACATGGGACACGATGAAGGCATTGTCGAGTATGATAGCTACCTAGATGGTACTACTAAATATCAGATGCGTTACTTCAGCAACCCGTTAGACTTTGGCAACGCTTCAAACTTGAAGTTCTTAAAGAAGTTTAATGTGACTATCATTGGTGGTCAGAACACAGAGTCAACGCTTAACTGGGGTTATGACTACACTTCTGATTACACTAAGCAAGCATTGACTTTTGGTACTGCTTCCGCTGCTGAGTACGGAGTTACAGAGTACAACACAACAGGCGAGTACACAGCGTCTATTGTTATTCAAACACCTAAAGTCAACACCAGCGGTAACGGTGAGGTAGTGACTATTGGTATTGAAGCTGAAGTTAACGATTCACCTTTTTCTATTCAAAAAATTGACATACACGCTCTACTAGGGAGACTTATCTAATGTCCAACTACACAAAGACTACTAACTTTGCAACTAAGGACTCCCTAAGTTCGGGTGATCCCAACAAGATTGTTAAAGGCACAGAGATTGACGCTGAGTTTAATAACATACAAATAGCCAGTGCTACTAAAGCGAACACTGCTGGCCCTACATTTACAGGTACTGTCACAGCCGCCACCGTAAACGTCACAGGTACACTAACGGCTGACACAATTACTGGTGGGTCTTACTGATGGCGATTCAAGGCGCACCCCGTAGACTTAGAGGTCAAAACCCTAATGCTCCGCAGATACCCTCTTTTTCTTCATCAAATGACTTTGGTGGTCAGTTGGGTAACATGCAAATAGGAAACATGGGCGGTCTGATGGGTAGTCAGCCAAGACAATTAGGTGTGGGGACAGGAGAAAGCCTAGGTGGAGGTGCTGCCGGTTATCAGCTTACCCCTCAAGAATTTGAAGCTCAAAAAGCACGTTCAGACAAGAGTCGAGCAGAAAGTGCCCGTAATAGTCCTTATGCAAATAGCGCATTTAGCGACATGCCTGTAGAACCAAGACTCAGCTCGCAGGACATGGTACAGTGGACTGATCCAATAACGGGCCAACAGCGATCAGGTGGTTCTACTGATATGAATTATAATACTAGCTTAAAGAGTTATTTTGATAATAACGCAGGCGCACAAGACTACTATAATCAACTTAACCCTCCTAATCAACCCCCTATGGCTGGTAACATGGGCGGCGGCGGTTACATAGGCAGAATGGGCGGCTTTGACGATTTTGGAAACATCATGGGTAGCGGCGCTGCGAACGATGCGCGTGAGCAATATTACAGCAACATGGGACTACCCATGAATAACGGAGTAAACAATATGGCAAACCCATACACAACAGATGTCCTAACAGGCCCAGCAGCCTCTACAAGCGGCCCTAGCGACACTATGGCTTATGGTGGTGCGTTGTTAGGTGGTTTGTTAGGCGGTGACGTTAGCGGAGCATTACAGGCCGCTGGTGGCTACTACGCTGGACAACAGGGCATTGAAGGCGCTATGGCCACAGGTCAAGCAGGTCTAGGCTTAGGCGAGTCTATGGGCAAACGAGCCTATGACCAGTCTCAGTTCCGTCCTTTTGGTGTAACATCTAATCTAGCCAATGTACAGACTACTCCTGAAGGTGGTGTTAATCTTAACCTATCTCCAGAACAACAGGCTATGCAGCAGCAGCTATTAGGTCAGTCACGAGGCTTGTTTGGTCAGGTAGGTGCAGACCCCGCAGCAGCACAATCAGCCCTCTATGAGCAGATAAGAGCCACACAGCAGCCTGAAGAGGAACGTCAGCGTCTACAGATGCAGGAGAACTTGTTCTCTAGTGGTCGTGGGGGTGTTCAGACAGCTATGTACGGTGGTACTCCAGAGCAGATGGCTTACGAGAAGGCTCGTCAAGAGTCTATGCTTAACGCTAATCTTGCTGCTAGGACACAATCACAAGCAGAGCAGCTACAGGCAGCTAACTTAGGCGGCATGTTGCAGCAAGCTGGTTATGATCCACAACGTCAAGCTATTGACTTGTTTGGTGCATCAGGTGTACCCTCGCAACTGGCAGCTAAAGGTCAGCTTGGCGGTGCAGAGTTACAAGCACAGGCTGGTGGTCGAGGTCTTGAGTCCTATATGCAAGGTGCTAATATGGCTAACCTGCTACAACAGCAGCAGCTACAGGGCCTTATGACTGGAGCAGTGGGTAAACCTCTGACAGCTCAAGAGCAGCTAATGAATGCCATGATTGGTAAGCTGGGTGGAACTCCTATTGAAGCAAGCGGTGGTTTCGCTGGTAGTGTTGCAGATAGGGTTGGCGGTTTCTTTAGTGGTTTGTTGGGTGGTGGCGGGGGTGGTGTATCTTCAGGATCTGGAGGTAGTGCAATAACAGGCTCAGGCGGGTTTGAGTATGCTCCTGCTGTCCTGCCTTCTGCTGGCGGTACTATAGATTTTAGTCGCTTACAAGCACCTGACGACTACGGTCAATACCAACTTTAAGGAGATAAAACAATGGCTATAGATTTACAAGGTATGTTAACAGGTGGCGCAGGCCAACAGATCAACCCTAGTTTAAGCGTACAGCAACAGCAGTTAGCTCTAGGCGCTAACGCTGCGAATATGATGCAAGGTGGCATGAGAAGCATGCAAGGACAACCACCACAGGGCGCACAAGCAGCTCAGTTGCAGAAGCTCATGGGTAATTTAGATTTAAACAAGACAGAAGACTTAGGTAAACTAGCTGAAATTATGCAGATGACTGGTAATACTGCTGGTGCAGGTAAGATTGCAGCACAGCTTGAGGCACGTAGAATAGAAAAGACTAAACGAACAGGTCTACTTGCACAGGCTACAAAACTAGGCTTAGAGGAGACTGCTGAAATAATTAAAAGTGGTGGTGATTTAGAGGTGGCTACCAAGCAAGTTATGGAAGCTGAAGAACGTGACCTTATAAGTAAGCGAGGCCTTAAAGGTCGTATAGCGTTAGCAAAGCAGTACGGTGCTAACCAAGTAGTCTTAAAAGCTATTGCAAACGGTGATTATAACGATTTCTCAGATACATTGTTCCTTGAGAAAATACAAGGACGTAAGGCTAAACTACAACCGTACAAGCG